TTAAGACGGGTCTCGGACTTTTGGTTGGTTGGCTAGCCCCGGATTTCCAGGAACCTGGGTCCGCCAAGAACACCCTTTTTGGTACCTATTCCCACCCCACACCCCCCAACGTAAACAAACCCTGAGTGAAGATCAGCTTGTTGCGAGTACCATCCCGGCGCTCAACCCCCGTCTCGTATTCAGACGGAAAAACATCATCCGTTGTCTCAATCTCAACCTCTGGAATCTCACAGTCGCTGACGAGGCCTACAGGTGTATACTTCAGTAGATGAAAGGGGAGGACACATGAACCTGAGAAAAAGTTGAGCGTACCATCACCCTGATTGTCTGATATCTTTAGACCACCAACCCATAGCTCTACATTACAGGGCTCGACTGCGGCCAGGAATCTGAGACTCTTCATCGGCTTGCTAAATTTCAACACTTTGGTGAAGCGAGCCATATATCTGATGCACCTTATATTTTTATCCCTGGATAATACATATGGACCTTGAGAATCGGGTTCGCAATGAAGAGAAACCGTATTGGAACAGATACAATATAGCGAAGCAGATTGTCGGGAACAAACCCAACATGCAAAAGTATATTAATCAGTTTAGGCTGTCTGCGTTTGATAATTACAAAGGCATGGGTTATACCGGTATTAGAAAGATAATGGAAGGTAAGAAAACTAGACCTTCTCAGTACGTTGGTAATGCAAGAATTATGATGAATACGTTTAGGGAGAGTCCAACTGGTAGGGGTGCACCTCCAGGTGTGACTAAACTATGGAGGGGGCTCAAGGATATACCCCCAACTATTCTCCAAGGCTACTTGCAAAACAAGTCATTTAGCTCGTGGTCCTCTAGTGAAAATCCTGCACGTCTATTCGGGCCCCCCGTCAGATACGATGGTATAATTCTGGAACTGAACACAAGCAAGATGAAGAATATACCATACATAAACTATAATAACAAACCACCAATCCACTACAAAAAGAAGAATGACGAAGCTGAGTTTCTTCTACCTCCACAACTATTTATGGTTTCACAACCTAACCGAAACAAAGTTGTCAAGGTACTGAATATCAAGAACAAGAACAATATACCTAAGTAGAAGGGTAGGTTCGACTCAGCCAGTCCATTGACGTTCTCTCTGGGTGAAGCTGGTACCACCCCTGACCAGTATAAACATCGTAAACCATCTGAAAGTACTCCTCGTACATGTCAGTAACCTTATCCAGTGAAAAGTTGTTCATCGCCCAGTCGCGACAAGCCTTGGGGCTAATCTTGTCGATGTTCTGGGCGGCCCACATCATATGGTCGAATGTTCTGCACCTGTAGCCCGTCAGACCATGGATGTTATTCTCAGCAAATGCCCCCCAATCTGTTGTGATGATTGGTGTACCTGACATGAGATGCTCGATAGAAACCCCACCAAACGGCTCGACATACTGGGTCAGGACAAAAGCCGCCTTGGCGCGTGACATGAGCTTCTTCCGAGTCTCTACATCTGCATAGCCTATATGTGTCACGTGTTCTGGCCACTCATTCAGTCCAATATTCTCTGGACCACCCTGACCAGCCACAATGAGGCGGACCCCAAGTCTACGTGTCACATCGATTGCCATACCAACACCCTTGTCATCGATGATTCTACCTACAAACAAAAAGTAATCCTCCTTCTTCTCTGGCTCGTACTCAAACTCCTCTGGGTCAAAGTAGTTGGGGATGACTGCGTGGTACCAACTCACCTTGCACAAGTCTGAGTTAGAGGCGTGTAGAATAGCGTATGACTCATAGATGCGCCACTTGCAGAAGCTCGCGCCAGGTGCATACCCAATTCCAGGCTCTACGCAAATCATATCTTGATTAGCCATGCAGATTGCATGGTGCCCATAGCCCCAAAAAGCGAGCAGAAAGTCATTAGGCTGCTTGCGCTTCTGAATCTCCTCAATTGCATTCTTATTAAAAGTCTGGTGAACCTCATCAGACGCGTCAAACTTGAAAAAATCCTTCTTCCAGTTGTAGTTGTACACCCTGTCATAAATCTCAGATGTCATCACCGTCACATGCTCTGAGCAAACAACGTTCGATTTCTCATGACCATAATGAATAACAGTATGTCCCCGGGCCACCATCATCTTGCAAAACTTGACCACCTTCTGGGTGTAAGCGCAAGCATTGTACTCCTTTGAGGTGATGGTATGCTGCAATCCAAGCGCGTGAAACCGCATACATAAAAGTCGACTAATATCTTTAATGTACCGAGACTATAACATAGTTGTAGTTACACCAGCTGGTAGGAGGTGCTATCTAGAGATGCTGATACCGCAAATACGGGGTTTCAGTGAAGTTATAGATGAATACCATCTATGGCTAAATACCAAATGCAAGGAGGATATCGAGTACATAGAAGATCTAGAGTCTGACTTTATCAAGGTGAAACATCTTCCTACGAATTCTCAATGTGATGGTATTTTTTCGATCCATCACTTTTATAAAGAATGCACAGATCAGTCCACCATCTACGTACGATTCGATGATGATATCATTATGATCGATTCACTCGAAGCATTCAAGAAGTTTCTCGACTTTCGTATCGACAACCCCGAGTATTTCCTGATATTCGCCAATATCATCAACAATGCATGCATGACTCACGTTCATCAGAGACTGGGTTATCTAACTGGCGAGATATGCAATTATAACGTTACCGATGACATTGGCTGGAAGAGCGGAAGTTCAGCTGTGTGTCTTCATCATCAAGTCTTGAATAAACTTGAAGGTGAAAATGATCTAGCAAAGTTTAGATTTGATGGGAGATGGATCCTGATGTACAAGGAAGAGTTTTCAATCAACTGTGTATCATGGTTTGGTAAAGGTTTTAATGGTGAAGTGGGTAGAGTTGAAGAACCATTCCTGACTAAAGAGTACACAAGGCTACATAACACAACTAATTGTGTATATGGTGGATTCTGCGTTGTACACTACGCATTTCACACTCAGCGAACTACCGTCGACCAGTTTGACATATTGTCCAAATACAAAAGTATAATTAAAAGACGTGAGCTCACCTAATAGAGATGATATACGAATTCGGAATTGGTTTACTTATGGGGTTGTTTATACGAATAAGACCCAAGACTACAAGTTGCTCAACTCAGACTCATGACTTCCCAGATTGGTCAGACACCAAACCAATATCTATTCCTTCTCTTCAGCGTCTTCGTCCTTGGGCTTGAGAGCTTCATAGACTACGCGAAATGCGTGAGCCTTGGCCGACTTTTGATTGACAACCATGTCGCGCACGTCAATAGCCGCCTCGTACACCGAGTTGTACGTTGCGGTACCCTCAATCTCAGACTTGATCTCCTCGCGAAGCTGCTTCAGCTCCGCCTTCATCGTAAGCTCGCGCTCAATCATCTTGCGAATGGCAGACATTATGTATTTATGCATCGAAATCCTTAAGTATATTACACGAGATATTTGCGAATAAGCTCCATCAGTTCCTCCACGCTATCAGAGTCCACCCCCCACTGCTCCATAAAGTCCGTAACCTCCTCCATTTTTTCCACCAACTCGAGAACACCATCACCCGCCAGACCTAGCTTGATAGTGTGCTCACCGATGCGAATCAGATCATCAACGTGCTCAAACTCCCACCCATACTCCATCGCCTCGCCTTGCACCTCCTCCAGCCACGCGATCAGCTTCTTGGAATCCATTTCGAGTTGGAGAACAGTCACCTCTTATACCTCAGTGTTATTTTGGCACCCTTTTCAAGCGCGCTCAGTGGTGATACCGAATGTGACAGTAATGAATGGTGTTACACATGCGTAACGCTTCGAAATAATCCCCAAAATATCATTCGTGTACTTGCGAATCTCTGAGAGTTCCTCACACCCATCAGTAAATTCCTGCACAGTCCGAAACCCCACAATTCGCTGCATAATCTCTGATGATACCAACTGGTAAGTATTCAGCACATTCACAATGTCAGTACCCTTCTTGGTAGCCTTGTCCTTCTGCTGAATCTTCTGCTTGAAGACATTCTCAGGGATGGTCTTCATCATATACTTGATGCGAAGCTCCAGGTTGTTGGGTGGGCCAGTGTTATAGTGAGGAATTGTGACATGCGCGATGTGCCAGTGAAGTCGTACAACATTCTGGATAAACTGCTTGTCGCTGATGTTCAGCAGTTTATCGACGATTTGACGATCTCCGGGCATCCCACCACAAGGAATGTCTCCAATTTCGCGCGCCACTCGGCCTCGGGTGCGGTTATACTCGTAGTAGTGAGGGTTGTGGATGCGACCCACCTCAACAGCTCCTGTACGCCAGCTAAATGCTGTAGCGCACTGCGTGCACCACATCTGATCACACCCCTCAATCTTGAAGATCATCGAGGCGCACTTGGGGCAGGGACGAGAGTCCTTGTCAATCATGCGAGCCGTCTCAAGACACTCAGGCTTGCACACGTGCCCAATCTGTTTATCAAGTCCTATGACATCGTGGCAGTCTGGGCAGGTCCAGTTTTCACACACCCCACACTTCCATGCAGTTGAGAGAAATCCCGCACATCCATTGTGAGGACAAGCCCGGATAAACTTGCGCGCCTCCTTCTTTACATCTGGTCCCGACAACATGTGAGCACTTCTTACAGTTGTAGCCATAGATGATAGCATCGCTTGCTTGTTGTAATCTGATACAGCATTTTCACGCATCATAAAAGACTGTCTGGTTCGCTCCAGGATACACTCGAGATTATCATTTGTTCCAATCTCCACCGCTATAACCGCCAGAGGCTTTGAGCTAATCTGAGCAATCTTCTGATCAACCTCGAGAATTCTCTTGGCAATCACAGCCGCCTCTTGCTCAAATCGGACAATCTTGAGCCTGCGCTCGACATAAGGCTGAGTCTCGGGCATCAGGGCTCGCTCGCGCTCAAACAGGACATTCTCGCGATGCGTCTTGTACGTCTGCCGAACAAACTTTTTGCTGAGACCACACGAGTCGAGCATATCAGGGGTCCACCCAACTCGGCAGCTCATGCAGTGTGGGTCTTGAGTACTCGAGCACAGATATGTCTCTGTGCATGAAGAGCATGCTATAGCCTGACATGTCAGACACTTGACTGGAAGTCTGGAACTCTTGTTGAATAGTTCAACACATATGGAGCAACTCATCTTAGTATAAAAGAGATCCTATTCTATAAGTGTATAGCATGGCTCTTGTTGGTCTTGTAGGTCGTGCACGGGCTGGGAAGGATACTGTTGCGGGGCTTTTGGGCCTGCCCATTGTGAAGCTTGCTCAGCCAGTCAAGGATGCGGTCAGAGTGCTCTACGGCTGGACAGACAACCACACGGAGGGACATCTGAAGGACCTGAGAGACCCTCGTTTCGATGTTACGCCACGCGAAGCGATGGTACATCTAACAAATGCCATGAAAAAACTCAATGGACCCAAGTTTTTCTCACATCGATTCCTGGAGAATTGGGACGGAAAATCAGCAATCATTACTGATGTTCGGTACCAGGAGGACCTGGATATGCTACGTAAATATGGGGCTGTGTTTGTGCGCGTAGAGCGCAAGGGGTGCTCGAATCACGCTCACGAGCTCCCTATTGATTCTCTCAAGGTGGACTATGTCATCAAGAATAATGGAACAATGTCAGAACTAGCTGAGGAGCTCACAAGCCTGAAGAGGGAACTCAAAGGTCATACTCTCGCGTCTCGAGATCGCTGAACCAGATGAGCTCGTTAGCCACTAGACGCTCGCGCTCGCTCTGCTTCTTCAGAGCACGATCGAGCTCAGTAGCCTGGTCCCAAGCCACCTTACACTCTACGGTGTCCTCGTAGTTCTGGCACAAATCTTTAGCCTGCTGGACCGCCGCCTTGACTTGCTTCACCTTGATACGCTTATTCTGGGGGGTGGCCGCGCACATAACTGGACTCATGAGCATCATTTTTTAATAAAGGGCTCCATTATTTTATACCACTCGTTATCCTTTTGCATTCTGCGTTCATGCTGAGAGTTGATCATGTTCATGTGCTTGGTACGGACACTCTCCGGTATCACATACTTTTTGTACATTTCTGACATTTCATCCACGTACAGGGTTGGAACCTCGTTGATGGCACTTACGTACTTTTTCATATCGTCAGGTTTGAACACATCCTTTCTCTGGAAAAGCCCACCAACTATATTGTTATAGTGACTGTGAATATGGTCATGAAGATTTTTAAAAGCCTCTGGGCCACCCTCAAATGACACGTGGCGGTCAACAAACTGATTGCACTCTGAATAGGTTGAATCACAAAACGAGTTATTGTCAATGAAATATTCATTAAGTTTTTTGATGGGGCATCCCAGCTTATTCTCAGGCTTGCGGATGAAAAACCACCAGATGACGAGTGCTAGTGCCAGCAAAATAAGGTACTGCTTCATTATCTGTAGGCGATACTTTTAATCATAGCAGAAAACCCGTCGCCGTCTGGCGCCTTGTACATCTCAGCATCGTACGCTATGTGGAGATGCATGAGGCTGATATAGAATCTGATACATTCCGTGACATCAAGGTGTGTGCACGTGGGGTTGGGAAGCTTGCTCAGCCAGAGGTTGGGGTGATGACTGGTCCAGTTGGCTGGAAACTTTTGAGAGTTTCTGACAAAGATGTCATACTCGTATGCTGTCATAATATGATCGTCAGCTGCCATATACAGAATCTGCTCAGTGGTGATGAGCCCATCTGGGTCTGGGTCATCAAATGAATGTAGGGGAGGAGATGGGGTCTTGGGTGGCTCAGGGGTGCAGAATAAACTACAAATTCTCATCTCTGCAAGAGTTAATGATCTTTAAGGTCAGCACCTTTATTTTACTGGCGGTCGCAATCTTTTTACTGTTCTCGAGACAGGTTATCGACAAGACTGTGGAAATCAGGGAGTCACCTGTTCACGGCAGGGGTATTTTTTCTCGAAAATGCTTCAAGAAGGGTGATGTGATTGAGGTGGCTCCCACCATCAAGTACAACAAGGTGGATGAGTTTACAGAAAAGTCGGTCCTGACTCACTACGATATACACTACAAGGATGCTCACGCTCTGCCGCTAGGCTATGGGGCTCTCTACAATCACGCGGATGAACACAACGCAGACTGGCACTGGGACGAGAAGGGGGACTTGGTGATTCAGGCGAACAAGGACATTCAAAAAGGTAAGGAAGTGTTTGTTAATTACGGTGAACAATATTGGTCTGTACGTTCAGACAAGAAGTAGATGCGCTGGCCGCCAGACTGGCTCCTGGAACGCGACGGGCTCGTCACACCAGTGCAGCTTGGGCGCGCGCGCAGAAATGTACAACCCCTCATCCATCAGCAGGTACTCAATCTCCTCCGGGTCAACCCCCATGTCGCGCAAGATTCGGAATGTTTGGTCAATCTCCCCCAAGATGAGGGGTAGAAACGCCTCCATCCCATCCTCGAAGCCTTGCTCGCAAATCTCATCGATGCAGCTGCCCAGCGACTCGGTGTACTTGTCATCCCAGCTCTTCTCGTCCCAGCTCTCCTTGAGCTTGGTCAGCCCCTTGAAGCAGATGGGCTTGCGGCACATGGGACAATCCTTGTTGGACGCCTTCTGATACCAGGTGGTCAGGCAGTCCCGGCACATGGAGTGCCCGCAGACCATGCGGACCGCAGGGCACTCCTGGAAGCAGACGGGGCACTCCATTTAAAGATTTGGGTTGGTTTCTGGAGCCGCGGCCCAAACCTGGGTCTTTAAAATTCACCAATTTTAAATGTCCTTTGAAGTCTTTACCAACTACCTCCCTCCGGAGTTGTTTGCATATATGAGATCAAAGTGTGAGGGGCTTCCACTCAAGGTTACAGCCAAGGGTGATGAGCACTACATAGACTCTGACTTTCAGGAGACTCTGGAAAAGGTCCAGCAGAGCAAGGATGACTTCCGGTACATATACAAGCGCTCCGACTCTACAGCCGTCCCAGAAGATGTCAAGCAGCTCCTCAACCTTGACATTGTGACGTGCTTCGTGAGTTGCTATGTACCAGGAAGCTTCCTGACTGCTCACAGGGACGGGTGCAAGGGGGACAAGGCGTTCATCTTCTACCTGAATGATGTTCCGGTGGAGGATGGCGGGGCTCTTGTGATTGATGGGGTGCACCGAGTTCAGCCACGAGCTAATATGATGGTTGTGCTCGATACTGGCATGCTCCACGAGGTGATTCCACTACTGCAGGGTGAGAGGTGGGCTGTTGCTGGATGGTTTAATTGTACAGACTGATTAGAGAATGAGTCTCATTATTGTGGATAACTTTTATGAGGACTATTTCGGAAAGGGGCTTGAAGATGGTAGACTCTTTCAAGTATTCTTTTTTTCCACACATGATAATAATGGGTCTGCTAGTACCAAGTCTAGTACTGAATGGTATTTCAATGTGTAATGTATATGTATCCATCTCACAGGATGTATCGTATGTAAGATTTAATCCTTCCAATGATGAAATGACGATCGGAGGTACATATTCTATATCAAAGGATCGCACAATAGGTTCTCCTTCACTAATTCAAATACCATACTCTTTCACATCTAATAATCACACTGGCACAGGTGAATTGATATACCTAAAACTCAAATCTATATATCCTGATGCGGTTGATATCCGAGAAGACAAGTATCAGCTGCTGACTGAAACTGAAACTGAACCTGAGGTTGATACATCTCAGCTGCTGACTGAAACTGAACCTGAGGCTGAAGCTGATATATAGAAATAATTTTCGTTTGTACAAGTAATGAGTGCAATACCGCCAACTGGGGCGGTTTCTGTACAGAATATGGTTGATATATGGCAGTTGTCTGCATCTCCACACCCAGTTGGTACTAAACTAAGGCTCAATGCTACAGCACCTGGTCAGTATTCTCCAGCTGCGAAAACTTTCCCTGCTTCAAATACTAGTCTATTTCCATTAGGTTTGTTTCGTGGTACATCAAGGCTTGTACAAGTAACTCTCACTGGGACGGGTCAGTGGACATCGACTGTCCAAGGAAATATAACTCGTGTTGTGGTGGGTGGTGGTGGTTGTGGTGGCTCTGGGTTTGGGGGAAATCCAACTAATTCTTTTTCACAGGGTGGTGGTGGTGGTGGTGGTGGAGTGAATGTTGGAAGTCTTACTGTAGTAAGAGGCACTTTATATGCATATTCGTCTGGGGCTGGTGGAGTATTTACACCTCCTTTTCAATCCGTCCGCGCCGGTAACGGAGGATTAACTACTTTTGGCGGTAGTATATTTGGAAATGGTGGAGGAGGAGGGGGTGGGGGTGGTCTCAACGTCAATTATCCTACTACTGGGGCTGGTGCCGCATCGGGAGGATCTGGTGGGGGTGGTCACGCAGGCGGGACGGCACCAAATTCTGGTGGTACTGGAATTCAGGGTCTTGATGGCGCATTCGGTTTCGCTCAGGCTGGGGGGGGTGGTGGTGGATTTTCAGCTAGCGCTCAAGCCTGTAAAGGTGGTAATGGATACTTTTATCCCGGAACCGCACAAACGTATGGTTCGGGTGGTGGCGGAGCTAAATTCGGACCAGCCACTCCATCAGGTCCCAATGCCGGAGGTACTGGAGCAGGCACAGGCGGAATTTCACAGGGTCAAGTTGCTGCAACTGGTGCTCCAGGGCGAGGTAGTGGTGGCGGAGGAGGTGCCCACGGAAACCCTGGTACTACACGCACGGGCATAGGGGGAAGCGCTGGGTGTGTTGTTATTAGGTTTGGATAAAGACTAGACTTGCTTTCTGTGCACATGAAAGAAGAGTACAAGATTGTGCGAGGATTGATTAGTATAGATGAAGCCATGGAATTTGGCGCAAGTATATCACAGAGCTCAGTGACGTGGGAAGGTGATGAACAAGTTCCTACTAGTAAATCGTGCCCTAATCACTCTATATGCAATATTCTTCTTGGAAGTCTTGCGAAACAGATTTCTGAACTGACTGGCAAGAACCTTATTCCTACATATTCATATACAAGGATATACCTCAGAGGTGCTGAACTTAAACCTCATAAGGATCGTCCATCATGCGAATACTCTGTGACTCTTAATCTAGCGCAAACTCATCCATGGGCTTTGTTTATGGGTGAAAATGAATTGAATCTCACTCCAGGTGATGGAGTAATATACAAGGGGTGTGAAATAAAACACTATCGTAAGAAGTTTGAAGGAGAGTCTTACACTCAAGTTTTTCTACATTATGTTGATGCTGATGGCCCTTACCGAGATTACATGTATGATTTCATCAACACCCGAAAAAAGGAGGAGACATTCGAATTTGTCATACCAGATACAGGTCATAATCATTCCAACTACTACAAAATCCACAATGTTCTACCAGATATAGTTATTGACAGGCTAATTAGTAAGATAAATGAAGATAAACTTAGTACTGCCATGGTATCGAACAGTAAGGGGGACGGGATAGAAGACTCTATAAAGAGAAGATCTCAGATTTACTGGATACCCAAAACAAAAGAGTACTTAGATCTATACACAGTGATACTTAAAGCCATAATTGCATGCAACTCTGAATTCTATCAATTCAAACTTTCAGGTTTACCAGAAAGTATACAGTATACAGTTTACAATGAAAATGATAACGGACACTATGATTGGCACTTGGATATGGGTACACAGGCAGTGATCAGAAAATTGAGTGTTGTTGTTCAATTGTCTGATCCTTCCGAATATGAAGGTGGTACGTTGGAGATTAATAATGGTAGAATTTTAGAAGTTGAGAAAGAAAAGGGTACTATGATTATGTTTCCCAGTTATATGCTTCACCGTGTAACTCCGGTTACAAAGGGTACGAGACGGTCTTTAGTTGCATGGGTAAATGGTCCTGCTTTCATCTAGCTTCTGCGAACTGTATCAACACTGTAAACAACCTCTCCGAGTTCTTTCGAGTCTAGTTTATGCTTGTAAATCCGTACATCATCATAATCTCCACATGTTTTGTCAGCGTATACGCACGCATTATCAAAACATGTAAAGGCTGAAAGAAACTGACGTTCAGTTGGTCCAAGGTTGCACACTATATACACCTCCATTACACCTCTTGTTGTTTTTATTCTCATATAAAGAACGCACTCTCTTAGGAGTCATGTACACGCGTTTTCATAGGTTTATTACTGAAGATGAACATAAGGAGTGCATGAATTTATTGAGCGACGAGACGAAACGATTTCCTGGATCTTCTCATCCAACATCAGGGAGTCTGTTTGTTACACGTGATCTAAGTGATGTGCCTATATTCACAGATTTGCTCATGAATAGGCTCCAGACAATGACTGGGAGATGCTTCAGACTTTTTCGAGTGTATGCCAACTTTCAGACTGCAGGTCAGAATGGGGTTTTTCACTTGGATGATGCCAGCCCTGGTACATTTACATTCATCTTGTATCTTAATAGTTTTGGGAAAGGTGGCGAGACTGAGTTCAAGTCCCAAGATGGTATAGTTGTTCAGAAACCTATAAGAAATCTAGGTGTACTATTTGACTCTAGAATCGAGCACAGAGGTAAGGCGCCGATAGGTGATGGCACACGTATAACTATTGCATGGAAGCTTGAGGAGATTCCAAAGTATGTATTCTTTGACGATCCTGTACCTCACTGCATCATACGCAACTGTTTCGACGAAGAATATCTTACCGATATGTGGGAAGAGCTTGATTTCATCACACCGAGGCTCGCCGGCCCAGGTATGACTGGTACCGCCCGTGATGCCAAGAATCAACCTCTAAAAAAGAACAAGGGTATATTCCTTCATGATGTATATAAAGAATATAAGGAATTTAGCACTATTATACGTTCTAGTGTTGATATCACTCAATTAATAGGTAGGCACTGGTTTTACAACTATCTCCTCAAGTGTAAAACTACAGGTACTCTTGTGAGTTGCTACAAGGATGGTGATTACTACAAATCACACTCTGACATTTCGACAGTGACATGTATAAGCTATCATTGGAAAACACCAAAAAAGTTTCAGGGTGGTGAGTTATATTTTGGCGATTACGAAGTTCCGATAGAGAATAACTGTATGCTCATATTTCCATCGTGCACCGAACACGAAGTTAAACCTGTTCACGGCGAAGGGCGCTATAGCATAACTAGGTTTATGAGTTAAAAGTATAAGACTCTTTTAGAATATGTCTGTTTTGTCACCCCCCCAAAAGCCTGTTCGTCTCCCAAAGTCTGATCGCAAAGAGAAATCGGCGTACACGATCAATCACACCCACAACAAACTTTACGGAGTTCGGCCATCTGATAAGAGCATGAAGATTTCTATAGTCAGCTTTTCAAATGTGAATCATGCTCAAAAGATGTCTGTTATGATTGAAGAGTATCGCCGACGCACCGGTGAGTGGCCTGATTTTATGAATGATCACTCTGATAATTTGTTTCTACCTGATGACGCCAATAACAAGAAACTTATTGAACTGAGTATTGTTAAATGGGACTTGGACGAACTCAAGATGTGCTGCATGAACAATATGTTGGATTTGATTACACTCAATTATATGAAAAAAACGCTCGACGGATTCAGTGTTGGTGGTGACACATACTTGATAAATGGTCCTCTCGAGTTTTACCAGGAGCGCTTCAGTGAATTATACCATCTGGATTTCCCTGCATAGGGGTCTCATCTGCCTCAATCTCTTCGACGAGATGATCAATCTCGTTTACAATGTCCCATAGACGGTTCTCCGTCTCATCCATGACACGCGCCATCTTGGTGTTTACCGTGTCATTAATGAGATACCACCCACGCTTAACGCGAGAGAGCGTCCGACTCAGAATCGTACACGTATTCTTGAATGTCAGATTCTCATCGCCCCAGATGCGCACAAACTCCTTGCGCTTGGTCATATCGACCAGGTACTTGACCGGGTTTGGAAGGAGTTTGTATACATTCGGGATGTACCGCAGTCCAAGCGCCGTATCGCGCGACATGTAAAACAGGTTGCACGTAAAGTCAGTCGACTCCTCACTGCACCAGTCCTCGAACGACCCCTCATACTTGCAGAGGTCGAGGTGAATCTTTTCGTCAACAATCACCTTGACCAACCGCCGGATACCCTGTGACATATAGAGCCCCTCAGGGTGACTCTTGTCCGAGATAATCTCAACCTCGTGATTCTGGTTGAGCACCCGCATAAACATATGCATGGGTGCGTCTTGTGGGAAGCAAATGTCAATGTCTGACGCCTTTTCTTTGCGAATCACAGTGTCCCGGACATATCCACCGAAGACCCAACCATCGAAGCTGAGAGCGAGGTCGACGATACGGCCCTCAGCGTCCATTGTGTATGGATCTTCTTAAATTTTTAAACCTGGGATTTTTGAACTCACACTTTTTAGTTGTCTGGAATGAAAGCTTGGTGGTCGAGTACCGCCTGGCAGTACTTCATCGCGAGACAAAAATGAACATGAACCCACTCGAGTGCATCCGAGTGTCCAAACTCCACCTTCATAGGATTCATCTGAATCTCACCCACCAGATCAATCTTAGTCTCTGTGCCATTGAAGTTTTTCGCCACTGCAATCATATGCTTGAACCACGTGACGTGCTCCTGGTTCTCCGGGTTGAACGCCGTCAGAAACTTTGCCGAGATGGACATTTTAATACAAGCAAACAAGTTCTTTATTTACCACAACCGCAGTACTTCTCCTTCTTGGGCTTGTTCAGCATCAGGTATGCAACTGCAGCAACGGCGGCGATGAGCATTGCTGTCCGTGTATCAATCATTAATCTTCGTCAACATAAGAATCCTGATCCGACTCCACCTCTTGCTCCGACTCTGTATCCTCTTCCGATGATGGAACATAGTCAGAGTCAGAGTCGCACCGCACAAAGCCATCATCCTGGGTTCGCTTGAATCCAATGTCAGTCTCATCATCCGTCCCTAGATACGAGGTGATTGAATCATCATCAATCTCGTATGTCTGATCCTCGTAGCGGTAGACTATGCACCCATGGTCCCGATCCTCACTTGGGCTGAGGTATCGGATAGTAAAGATGTCATCCTTTGTATCGAAGATCCGGGCGACAAGAGCTGTAGTTTTGCCGCTTGGAAGCTCAGTCAGAACCTTGATGAGCATTGTGCTACATAACCAGAAAATCTTTATGCATCTACGATTGCAACGTTTTCACCCGCGTCATTTGTGAATACGTAGCTCCTGCGAATCCAGACATCTGTCCGGACCCGATTCTCCTGGATCAGGTTGCGTATCGTGTGATTCATAATATCATCTGGTGGGAGATCATCATCAGAGTTGTAATGGATCGTCAGAGTCACCTTGTCTCGTGTGTCACTCCTGCACATTGGGCACCTCGAGTCCCTCTCGAGCCACTTGTAAATGCACCCAGAGTGAAATGCATGCCCGCACCTTAGAGTTGATGTATCATCCCTAGTCCCAACCTTGTCGAGACATACCGGGCATGACTCCGCGTGGTTCCAACACATTGATGTGCCGAATAGAGCAGGGCGCTTGCATCGATGATTCTTGGACGTCAACCCCGTGCACCTGCTCATGCTATCTATCAAGTAATGGAATTGTTTAGTTACAAGAATGTTCATTACACTAAAACTTCCAGCGGTTCCCGCAAGCCATGCAAGTGACGTAGGTGGTCATAGGCTCGTCTGCGCTGCGCGTCTGCATCTGGTAGTAGTCCGTCTTCTTCGACTTGCACTTACCACACTTGAACTGACCCTCATAGTCATCATCCTTCGACTTGTTCTTCTCCATCGCAGCCTCCTTGTTCTTCTTCTTCATCATCGTCGCGGCATAGAGCCCCTCGGGCTCAATCACATCCGGTGGGTTCTTCATGATATCCTTGTGGATGATACCAGCTCGGTACCGATAAGCCAGCTGATTCTCGTACTGCAGCTCAACCTTGTCCCCAACCACCTTCAGCTCGACGTGAAACCCTTTGGTGCGCTGGAAGGAGCGCAGCATACCCACTGCGAAGCACTTGTAGGTGTTCACAAAGGTGCGGTTCTCCCACGAAGCCACCTGTCCAGACTCTTTGAACTGACGAAAAGTGCAGTTCTGGATAGACTTTTCAATGTTCGAAGGGTGCACCCGATCCGTGAAGAACGGCTGGAACATGCTTCGGACATTGGAGCGCAGAGCCATTCCTTGTTCTGGAGTTACGGGTTTACTTTCGGGAGCCCTGGACATCCTGGGTTTACTGGAGTCACACTTTTTAGTTAAACGAAAGGAACTCTCATAATGTAATGTCGAAGTACCCGCTTGTTCACTGCTCCATGTCTCGCTGGATGACGAGCTCGTCTGATTTATCAAATCAGTGTCCCGTATGTGACTAACGATTGTATATGTTGCGCTGAACGCAAGTTGGTGGCCAAGATGCTGAGACAGGCCAACAAGGATGGAGTAGGCTTGGCGGGATTTCCTAGGTGGCTCTACAGGAAACACGGTGAGGTTGTTGTCTGGCGCGTCCTAGCTGACGGGAAGCCAGGTCTGTCTCTGCCATGCGTCCTCTGTAGAAAGACTCTAGATCGTTATCATATCGAGTGGCGAGCTCATCTCGGGTCGACTTGGCATTCGAGCCGGGATGATGATACACCAAAATCTAAACCCACCATCAAACAAATGAAGACTCTCAAGTTTGTAGCTTGCGTGTAATACCCAAACTCTTTTCGAGGGCACTCTCCGCCCTCTTCAAAGGCTTTGTGCGCTTCAGCTTCAGCTCATCCGGCTTGGTGGTTGTATCATTAATACTCTTCAGCTTCGATTCAGCTGATGCATGAGATACTACACCCTGAACCCGATCCTGGAGCTCAGCCATACCGACGCGACACGTCATATGAATTTGGTTCGGCATCTGGACGAATGGGGGGTCTTTACACCCTCGAAACTCTTCAATTGTCATTGTACCCCCAAACACCTTGAGACACTGGCGCTTCGGAGCAGTCGGAACAGGCTCAAGCTTCTTGTAGACATCTCGGCGCATAAGTGTAATGTATTGCTGAATCTCACCCCACCGTGATGATGCCCTATCTATATTATATGCTCTTATACACCCCCAGGAACAGAATGTACCCATCGTAGTAAACCTCTTAAGCCGGTCATCGTATTTGAAGGGTAAATGTAATTCAGGTCCTTCAAATGGATGGCAACACCACCAACACCAAACCTCAGACATGAGTACTGAGTCTACTTTTTCTTTAGATACTCCACCACATCCGGATATTGTTTTTCAAGTCCGATAAAGTCCATCATGTGACCACATTGACTGTGTTTCTCGTGATATTCGCATATACGTTCCGGTGAAGGCCCTGGATTGAATAGCACCCAAGCACCCTCCTCGGGTACCCACGTCATCTTCTTGATGTATGGGTCGGATGGCTGAGTCTCATACACCTTGATGTCGCCAGTACGGTTATCAATCCACATTGTAGATCAAGGGTTCGCAAACTTTATACTTAGAGCATAGGCCTCTGGAATCAGTATGTTGCTCAGCATTGACGTGGGGATCAAGAACCTAGCGTTATGTGTCATTCACCCAGATACGAAGAAGATTCACTACTGGGACGTTTCAGGTGTCCCTCCTATGCATGCTGACGGGTTGTTCCCGTGCATGAAGCGCCACCTCGACGAGCGCGCAGCTCACTTTGGACCAGTGAGAAAGGTTATTATTGAAAAGCAGCCGGATAAGAACAGGGGTATCAAGTCGGTGGAGCACTTTTTGCACGCCTACTTTCTGATTCATGACAAGGAGGTTATCATCTGGGATGCCCGTCACAAGATTCCAGATGTTGTTGGGCCTGGTCGGGCTCAGTACATCAAGCGCAAGAAAACATCCATCGAGCGATGCCTGGCATTCATCACAGAGACCAATCCTGACCTCGTCCCGACATTCAATGCTTCCAAAAAGAAGGATGACTTGGCGGATACTGTGATGCAGGCTTTGTCATTTGTGAATGCCCGACCTGTTGCAGTTGCCGAGGAGAAGACTGCAACGGCCCGAAAACCAACTGAGAATCAGACTCGTACCCGTTACTCCAAGGCTAACCTAGCATATCTGTACAAGGTGGGTCAGACTGACACGGCTCGCTTCAAGAAGGACCTCGCCAAGTATTATTCGAATGTGTCAGAACTCGTTAAAGAGTTTAAGCTCTCGAATGATAATGAATCCTGATGGTGGGTTTGTCCGTCTGGTGGACTCTATGCCACGAGAGAATCTAGACTCGGCGATAGTTCAGGCTGCTCGGGTGTCTTACGGTGCTGGGACGAAAAAGACATCAGATGACCGGTCTCTGATTCGCTATCTGCTGCGCCATCAGCACACAACCCCGTTCGAGATGGTCGAGTTCAAGTTTCACATCAAGTGTCCAATTTTTGTAGCGAGGCAGTGGATGCGCCACCGGACCGCATCAGTGAACGAGATGTCTGCTCGGTACTCGGAAATGTCTGAGGATTTCCTCCTCAATGACGAGTTTCGCTTTCAGTCGAGGAACAACCGTCAGGTTTCGGACGATCCATTTCCTGAGGAGCTCAATGAACAGGCAAAGTATATCCAGACCTATGCATGCTTTGAAGCGTACACAGCCTACCAAAAGCTTCTGAAGTTGGGGTGTGGGCGCGAGCTTGCGCGCACTGTACTCCCAGTAAACCTCAATACCGAATTCTACTGGAAGATTAACCTACACAACCTCTTGCACTTTCTAAAGTTGCGGATGGATGTTCATGCCCAGAAGGAGATTCGGGATTATGCCAAGATGATCTGGGACATCATCGAGCCTATGGTACCAGTAACGTGTGAGGCGTTCAAAGACTTTCGTGTCGGTGCCATCACTCTGACTGCCCCAGAGCTTCATGCAATCATGGAGCGACGTGATACAGTTCCAGGTATTAGTGAGAATGTAGAGTTCCAGGAGAAAAAGAAGCGTATTTTTTTGTAGATGATTAGTAATGGATTACATGCAACTTGTTGGAAAAAGAGAGTACGCGAATCCTTTTGCTGCAGCTGCTGCAGGGGCGGCTGCAAAAGCAGCCGCAGAGGCGGCTGCAAAATCGGCTGCAGGAGCTGCAGCGACTGCTGCTGCCAAGTCGGCTGCGGGAGCTGCTGCGGGGTCGGCTGCCAAGACGGCTGCAGAGGCGGCTGCCAAGACGGCGGCAGAGGGTGCTGCAAAGGCGGCTGCAGGGGCGGCTGCCAAGACGGCTGCAGAGGGTGCTGCCAAGACGGCTGCAGAGGCGGCTGCCAAGACGGCTGCAGAGGGTGCTGCAAAGGCGGCTGCAGGGGCGGCTGCCAAGACGGCAGCTGAATCGGCTGCAAAGACTGCAGCAGAGGGTGCAGCAAAGACTGCAGCTGAATCGGCAGCCAAGACGGCTGCAGAGGCAGCAGCAAAGACTGCTGCGGAAGGTGTCGCGAAGACTGCTGCAGAGGGTGCAGCCAAGAGTGTAGGCAAGGAGACTGCCGCAAGTGTAGCCAAGAAGGCGGCTGAGTTTGCATCCAAGAATGCTGGCAAGATTATTGCGGGTTTGACCGCAGTGGGACTTGGTTTGTATGCGAAGGATAAGTTTAATGAGCTCAACGGTAAAAAGGTGGGTATAACCAAAACTGAGGCTGGCTCGACTGGAATCGGATTTGGCATCGGAGCCGACAAGAAGATTGTTCTGATGACATACGATCCTAAATTGAAGGTTCGTAAACAGGATAAGATTACGATTGTTGGGTCCAAGACAACACCCTCGATGGATGGTGAGTATGATGTCAAGGATACAAAGAGCGACACGCAGGTTGTAGTTGATGTAGGTAAGGATATTACTGCATACGCGCCAGGTGGTGATTTTACTCTGAAGACTACATTCGAGGCTCAGGTGTTGGGGACTATGGCTGACGCGGCTGGAGTTGCCGGTGAGGCTGCTGGTGAGGTGCTCGAGGCTGGTGGAGAGGCTGCCGGCAAGGGTTTCGAGGGTCTCATGAAGGGTCTTGGTATTTCTATGGATACAGTAAAATATGTCGGTATAGGTGTTGTTGTCATTTTCATTATATTCGTCATCCTGAAGTTGATGGCAAAGAAAAAGGCTGCTTAAGTCCACTCAGAGTCATTTGCCATTTGTGACATTTGTTGCCCCGATGGGATCAGATCTGTGAGTGGCGCAAGACCGAATGCCTGTGTGAATGGGCTTGATGCAATTGAAAATACTGCTGCAGAACTTGCTATTGCGAGTGGATCTCCACTCTTCACTGCGCTACCGAGCTGCATGGCTCGCTTGCCCAATGTAGAGTTCTTCACGTCATTCTCAGATGTACCTGGTACTGGAGCCTTGCGCTTGCGCATGGTCATATTAAGGGAAGGACCCTCGAGCTTGCGCAGATATACATCACTCTTTGTTACTGGACGCTGGTAAAGAGCTGCAGTGGCACCATTCTCAAATCCTGGTGGTGGGACGTGCTCACAAAGTGCCCCCTTAGGGCCTCCCACACCACGGAAACCGGAGGGGCAGGGTTTGGAGCATATACCCACGCTAGTCTCTGTCCGGCCATCATCGCACTTCATTCTGGACACACCAGCGCCTCGAGAGTATACATCACTCTTTGTTACTGGACGCTGGTAAAGAGCTGCAGTGGCACCATTCTCAAATCCTGGTGGTGGGATTTGCTCGCAAAGTGCCCCATTAGGGCCTCCCACACCGCGGAAGCCGGCGGGGCAGGGTTTGGAGCATATACCAATGGTAGTCTCTGTCCGGCCATCATCGCACCCCATACGAGATGCTGAGGTGCGCTTGTAGCGATCGCGAGAATAAGTCTTTGTGAATGTACGCCCAGCACCTCTGCTGTACTTATCTCGATTATATGTGTGTGCATCTCTGAAGCATGTGCAAGGATCATTACGGTATCCGGCGGGGCATGAATTTCCGCATTTTCCATTGTCTGAGCACTTTCCGTATGCGCATGCTCTGGCGCAGCATCCACCCTTGCCTCTCGAGTCTGATCCTCTCGTACAAGTGAGTGGAAAGGTGGTGTAACCAGAGTCGCAACCCTTCAGACATAGTGTCACACCATCAGACCCGTATCCAGGATTGCACTTTGGATAGCAGAATCCGACACCTAGACCAGTACCACGCTCTTCATTTGCGTCACACCCATCCTTGGCGCAGAAATCCACAGTTGTCTGTCTGTACCCAGCATCGCAATCCTTGTAGCACCACTCAGGAAGTCCAGGTGGGCTTGAATATCCAGGATTGCACTTCTTGTAGCAGATGAGTCCAAGGGTATCCTCATCAGCATTGCACTTGGGCTTGGTGGGAACCGGATCGCGACCCTGCTGCAATGGGCGAGTGCAAGACACAACATCCCCCGGTGTTGGCTTGTTAGTTCCTGGTGGGCACTGCTTTGCGCATGTTATACCACCTGAACCACCAGTGCGATCAGTTCCCGTGGGACAATCTTGAATACACCGAGTTATCCCATCCGACTTGTAGCCTGCCCTGCACTTGGGGTAGCACAAGAGACTTCCGGCCATTCCTAGTTCTTCGTCCGGGTTACACTTGGGCTTGGCTGGAACCGGATCGCGACCCACCTGCATTGGCCGGGTGCAAGACACAACATCCCCCGGTGTTGGCTTGTTAGTTCCTGCTGGGCAGTGCTTTGCGCATGTTATACCAGCTGGACCACCAGTGCGATCGGTCCCTGGTGGACACTCCTGAATACACTGAGATGCGCCATCCGACTTGTAGCCTGCCCTGCACTTGGCGTAACAGAATCCAACGCCTATTCCAGTACCCTTCTCTGTTGGCTCTTGGCACTTGTCTGAAAAGCAGAACAGGTTCATGTTTCCCATACCCTTGATCATACGCTGATTACGCTCTACAGCTCCAAATACATCAATCTTGTTGAGATCGCCAGCTGCAGCTTGAGCCTTGTCGATTATTTTGTTTGCTTGGCCAGCCAAGTATACTGAGGGATCGATGGTACCCGGTGGGCATGGATGATACATATTCTCAATGTCAAACACGTTCAAAATACCTCTAACGAATGTTCGTCCGAAGATGGATTCGGCAATGTCCTGCGCCTTGCCAATCTTGCAGTTCTTTGTGCCAGACTTTGTCAGGCAGTACTCCTCAGTCAGGTTGCAGGAACCAGTTGTCTCATTGTATGTGACACCCTTGCCCATATTTTCACAAGTGACGCGCATCAGGGATGGCCTAATCTCGCATTGATTTGTGGTTGTATTCCACTCTATGTACGATGGGTATTGTACGCTGAGGGGCCAATTCTTACAGAGTTTAGCTTCTGTATACCCACACTGCGTTTTACCAGGTCCAAGAGTTATCATTTTTCCTTTGTTTGCTGTGCACAGAACATCAATTGCCTTGTCAATCACCTTGTCCATCTCAATGTTGCTTGTGATGAATTCAACCATTGCATTACTGTCAAGTGCCAGTTCACCCTGGCGTGTCTGAGGCAGAGCCCTAAACTTCACCATTGCACCCTCGATGTACTCGTTGCCTGGAGCCTCCATCAGAGTGGTAATCTGAGTCCCCAGTGCAATCGAGTAGGCATTTGCACCTGATTCACCGAGCTTATCGAGGGGACCATACAACAGAGGATATCCAGCCCCAATCTTTTCAATCTCCTCCTTGAAAATACTGTCAATCTCCTTCTTCTGGTTCATGAGATCATCTTTGCTCGTATAATCCTGGAACCCTCCCAAGTTCAGAGAGTCCATGTAGCCCAGAGTTGCGTTGAATATAAACTCTGCTGCAGCAACGATAGGGGCTGCTGGTCCAGCTGCTGCGGCAGTGGCACCCTTGGCCGCTAGACCTGTGCCTACAGTTGTCGCCGCCTTTGTTGCCGCCTTTGTTGTAGCCTTGGTGAGCAAACGTGTTCCAAGAGATGCCATGAGATTGTCAGCCGAGCTGAGTATACCCTTCAGAAGGGCCTTGCTCCCCATCTTTGTTGCACTCCGCGTAAGAACCTTTGAAGCAATCTTCTTCAAGAGTAAATTCAACACCTTGTCGGAAACCATGTTGGCTGCAATGGTTGCGTAAAATTGGGGGTCCTTGGCCAAATTAGCTGCTATGCTTGTAGCTTGACTCGCAGCGGAGGGGGTTGCGGTAGTAGTCTGTTTTGCTGGAGCTGCCGGTGCTCCAGGAGTAGTCTGTTTCGCGGGAGCTGCTGGCGGTGCTGGTGCCCCGGGAGCTGCGGGAGCTGCGGGTGCTGCGGGTGCTGAGGGTGCTGCTGGTGCCGCTGGAGTAGTCTGTTTCGCTGGAGCTGCTGGTGCCCCTGGAGTTGCTGGCGCAGCCTGTTTTGCAGCTTCTTCGGCTGAAAAACTGAGATCGACAGCATCCTGAGCCTCAGACTTTACCTTAGCAGTATCGACTGGTTTAGGCTGCTGTTTCATATACATCCGAACCCCTATAGCTATTGCAGCTAGTAGGGTAAACAGCAGTAAGTACAAACTACCATCTGCCATCTAATGTATAAAGATATTTTTATAAAGTATGACATGGAGAAGTACCTGAAAGAACCTTCTGTGTGCCATGAGGAGATTTCAATAAAATATACTAATGATGGGATTAGCACCAATAGGATGAATTATGGATTCGAACCTACTAAAATGAATGATCTTCCTGCATTTTTGACTGAGAAGCTTGGAGTTGTCAGATATAATAAATTTTTGACTTATTTCAAGCGTGAGATTGAAGATCCTCGTACAGATGAATATATGATGATTGGTTATGATGGACATGACTATGAACTTTATGTAGAATACGAGAGTGAAGTAGTAGGTGAAATTAGATCCTATGATATTGGTAAGGATGCAGAGTTTATGTACTCTGTAATCGACCCTGACATTTACAGTAATGTGTACACGTATCTTGAGAATGCACTTCCTTACCCCATGTTCAATGAATTTTGTCGATTTTTACCGGTTCGTAAATGTGAAACTATTTACTCTAAGCTTTCTCCTTTGCATAAATGCATCTATCTGTTTCGTCCTAGAGTTTTCCCACAAGTCAAGTTTATCAAAGAATTGCTGATGAGTGCGGCTAAAGTTGTAAATGTGAAGAGCATCGACCTAGATGACAGTATGTATCTTTCTTTTGTTGCTATTGGTATTACTCGCGATGATACCCCAGAGCTCGCCTATTACTTTAGGCGGGAGAGATCTCAGCGGGTGGTGAAACCTGCTGTATATCAGTAGTTGTGTTTTCTGGAAGAACGTTTACAACTGGGCTTGGCACCTCTGCTGGGGCTGGGCCGGGGGGTTGCTCGTTCATTGGTGGGGCTGCATCAATAGCTTTCGCCTTCCACATTTCAAACTCTTTGTTGAGCTTGCTGTATTCGGCAGCCGTCTTCTGATCAAACTCACCCTCCTTCGATTCGTTCCCTGGTATAGATTTCAGAATTAACATCTCAGCCTCCATCTCACCGGCTGTCTTGTTGAACTCTGTTGAAAGCTCCTCAATATTCATTTCAGGTTTGTACTCTGCGGGCTTGTACGAGCTCTTGCTCTTGCGTCTGAAGATCATCCAGAGAAGAATCACAGCCAGAACAAGTCCTAAAGCCAATCTCCACATTTAATACACGGCAAGATTAAATGGAGGCCATAATAACGAAACCCTTTTTCGATGTTGGTGGTCGGAAGTACATCTGCCTGAGAATAAGCGAAAAAGTGATTCAGGTTAAGGTTCCATTCAGGTATAACCGGGTGATGTGCCGTGTGAACGGGCTGAGGCCCGTCCAGGACTTGGGCACTGGCGAGTATGTCACGGTGGTTATCGAGAATAGACGTTGGGACGGAGATGTGTTCCCAGTACTAAAAGAAATCAGCTGCTCTGATAAGTATGTTGAGTAGAACTGGGTACATTACAAAGGACCTGCCAGACATAAAAAAAGAGCTCACTGTAAGGCCAATCGAGAATGCGGTCGGAATTCGACCACCATCCTTCAAGGTTTTCAGATGTGACACCAAAGGGAATATGTGTGTACCAAGATATTACGGAACGGAACGATTTGGAAAACCAGTTGATAAGCGGCCAGAACCAGCACGAGCAACAATCAACTTTACCGGGAAGCTACGCGACCAGACGCGCCAGAATGAAGCTATGGATTGCTTCAGTCGGACGGAAAGTGGTGGGGTTCTTTCACTCCCTTGCGGGTTTGGAAAGACCACAGTTGCACTCGCGATTGCGGGAAGGCTGGGAGTTCGAACAATGATTGTTGTTCACAAAGAGTTTTTGGCTAATCAGTGGCGGGAGCGCATCAACCAGTTTTGCCCGGGCTCTACTGTAGGTATAGTGCAGGGTGATCGCTGCGAGCTTGAGTGCGACTTTGTAATTGCGATGATCCAGACTATGTGTCAGAGGGAGCATCCCATAGGGTCATTCGACTCTGTAGGTCTCCTCATTGTTGACGAGGCTCATCACATAGGTGCACCAGCCTTTTCCCAATTTATGTTCAAGCTCTGCCCCAAGTATACACTTGGTCTGACTGCAACCCCAGAGCGAAAGGATGGACTTACCCGTATCCTCTACTGGTTTCTAGGGGCTTCGTTCTTCACGGTGGAGCGTGAGAATCAGAAGCATGTCGAGGTTCGGAAGCTGTCATTCGACTGTGAAGAGTTCAATTCTGGTCCACCAATCAACCGCATAGGCAAGGTGTCACTTGTCGATATTGTCAACTTGCTGGTGGGCATTGAAAAGCGGAACAAGATGATTCTGGATACCGTGAAGGAGTGTCTGGCTGAAGATCGGAGGGTTCTGATTCTGACTGATCGCAGAGGTCACTGCTTCGAGATGCACGAGGCGCTGCCAGAGTCTGGCTTGTATATTGGTGGTATGAAGGAGAAGGATCTCGAAGAGTCGAGTCGCAAGAAGGTTATTATAGCCACCTTCAGCCAGGCTCACGAGGGTCTTGACATTCCATGCCTTGACACTGTGATATTGTCCACCCCTCACTCTGATGTGAAGCAGGCTGTCGGCCGTATCCTACGAGAGACCAAGGGGAAACAGAACCATCCAGTAATCTACGATATAGTAGATCATTGGAGTGTCCTCTTTGCGATGTGGCAAAAGAGACTGAACATGTATCGCGAGTCTGGTTTTGCATGTGAGAAGGAGCCTGAACAAAAGCTTCAGGGGTGTCTGTTTATTTGAATCCATCGATGATTGCCATGAAAAAAACTCCTATGACAAAAAACATTACTAGATAATTGCATTCCGTTACTTCACCAACTGGACCTGATTTGTGAAGCACCGGTTTGTATCTTGTGGGTGGCGGACTGAAGTCAACTGGTGCATATGATAGCATTTAAATTAGAGGAGATTTTTATAGCGTCACCTCCTTCTTTTTCTTGGTTGATCGCTTGCGGCCCACCGACTTGATTGTCACATCCTTCGTGTCTGATGTGATTGATACAATGTCGGACAGGTCATCGTCTGAAGGCAGCATCTGAGCTGGCTGAGTTTCGCGAACAACTGGGCGAGAGTTGGCTGGTGGCGGTGGCGCCATGAATCCAGTCATCAGAGAGCCGAGATCGATACCTGGGCCACGCATCTCGCGACGGCCATTCATGTCCCGGGGAGTTGGTGGGCGCTCACCCCCCTGAGAGTTCTGTGCGGCTGTTTTCTTGATCGCATCCATCATATTCTGAACCAGCTGAGGGTTGTTCTTGAGTGCGTCACCGCTCGAGATGCCCGCCTGCTTGAAGATGGACTTGCTCAGATGGAACATCATTGCTGAGCCACCCACCATCATCAGAAGCTTAATCTCTGGTGCAACCGCCACCTTGTTCTTGTATTTGGCGTGCAGCTCCTCAAAGACAGTGTCATAGTCATCCACATTCTCCATCATATTCTCGGACCATCCATCCAGCTCGATGTCGAATGGATCGTAGCGCTTGTTAAGAAACTCGAGGCCAGTCACGCAAGCGATCATCACCCGACGAGCCACCTTGACAGACTGATCAGTCTCAATCTGGTACATGATGCGCTTGTACTCGGTACGGATCTGCTCGATATCCGAGTAGGTGGAAAGCTTGCCGGATGTCTTGAATCCCTTCTTCTCGAGGCGTGCCAGCTTGTTCAGGAGGTCCGCCTTTTCATCCTCGATGGATGTGTAGCCCTCAGAAGGCTGGGGACCCATGGGCATCCCACCACCCATGCCCATACCTCCTCCACCCATGCCCATACCTCCTCCACCCATGCCCATACCGCCTCCACCCATATCAAACTCATCCTGGGGTGGCATGCCCCCGTCCCACTCCTCAGGGGGTGGTGGACCCCCGCCAGCTGAACGCTTGACTGGGTTCATGAAAGCATCCATCGAAGGATCCATCTCGCCATAGTCCTCCATCGGAGTCTGAGGCATGGTCATCATGGGTCGCATTGGGGGACGGTATGGCGGTGGCTTTCTCATCGGAGGCTTTCCGACAGGGATTGTGCGCTGGATGTCAATCTCATCCAGTAGAGCCCGCTCATTTGCATCGAGTTCCATCGTCAACCCAGTATCTTTAGTAACAACTACGTCAGCCATCTGACACTTTATAAGAAATGAAGCGACTGGCTTTAACGCAAAAATAATGTCGACTACTAACAAATGGCTTTGCTCAACCGTCTTCAACGTCAGACTGGTATGTACATTTTGATTGCTCTGCTGGCTCTTTGGCTCCTGTCCAAGATGATGGGTAAGAAGAGCTATCTGTATGACCAGCGCCGTCTGCGTCCAGTCGACCTGGCTGCCAAGTATACTCAGGAGGGTGACCTGTTCAGCCTGCCCTACAAGATGGAGTGCACCCCAGGCATGTTCTCCAGCACATCGGCAATGTCAATGGGTCTGACCCCAGGTGGCATCTGCGGCGACCAGGACATGATCCGTAAGCAGATGAGTGAGTACAGCATCGACAGCGGCATCGGCGGCGGACTGCTGGAGAAGTTTTAGATTCACATAGTAGATGGAGTATCTCCTGTATGTAGACTCCAGAAATCGAGACACCTCGTTGTACCCCTCCGGGAACAACTACGTTCTAAACTTGGTAACACCCATACGGAATGTATCACGTGTAGAACTCATGTTTGCAAAGGTCCCCAACACAATGTACAATCTTAACACCCCTAGATTCCTGACATATTCAAATGCGGTATCGTCATCCAATCTCTACTTGCCATCAGGCTTCTATTCCGCTGATCAGCTTTCGAACACTCTGACGGTTTCCAAGAATGTACCGACACTGACAACGAATGTACTGCCTGCGGAGGGGAAGCTTCTGTTCATTTCAACAGACTCCACCTTTTCACTGACCCCACTGACTGCAGAGGCAACCAGGCTGACGGGAATCACAGGAACTCTGAACTCGGCTGCAGCCTCCACCTTTCCAGAATATGCAAACAATACAGTTTTTAGCGGAAAGTACCTCATCAAGTCATCTAATGTTATCAACACAGCCACTAATGAGTTTGTTTTTCTGGATATCGAGGAGTTCAGGACCACTAGAACTCACGATGCTCGAAAGATTGTGACTGTCACATCCACAACACCCTCCGGGAATACTATCGTTCGGCAGACTACAGAGTCGCCAGGAGTCGAGCGAGTTTTTGCCATGTTCCCTATGGATGTGGATCCAGGCAAGTTCAAGGTGTATGACTCGAATTCTGACACGTATATGAGTGCCGACTTTCCTCAACGAGTCCCGAAAGTGGCCAAGCTGACTGTTCGGTGGCAGGATGCATCAGGTAATTTACTGGCATTCAATGGGCTTGAGCAAAACTCGTTCCTGCTCCGACTCATATGTGATGAGGTTCCAGTGACACTGGAGCGCCCGGAGGGTCTCCCTTCACCGGTTGACATTGACAAGGGTCCTGATCAGAGAAGGATGATTATCATTGCAGTTTGTGCAGTACTTCTCCTTGGTCTACTCGTAATTTCTTTCATGAAGAAGAGCACCTAGATGTCTTCGTTCCATACTGCTGTAACACCGACGAGTGGTGTTGCACCTGTTCCAAAGGCGGCGAATGAAACAGTTTCACCCGGGAAGATAGATATATCATATGGTGTCAAATCCACTACGGCTATCGAGGTTGCCGAAATAACAGTCGAAAATATCTGTTTTCCACCTGATATTGTTACGTATGATGTGGGAGCCTGGACATTACTGGATACACACGAGTTCCCTCCAGTAATTGTCACACCCTGATCAACACTTGTTCCATCTAATGGGACAAATACGGAAGGACCAACTGAGTAGTTTTTAATAAGCCGCAAGATGACAATCGTAGAAGTGTTTCCACCATTGATGGCGACAGACAATGATCGAAGGTGAACAAATGCTCGGTTAGCTATTCCATTAAGACTGGTTGCATTTCTAATGGCGAGAGCCGAGGTTAGAGTAGTATTTGGTATAGCTGTAAGATATGCATCTTCAGACTGGAGTGGCCCGAGAAAGGTTCTTATACCCTCTACAAATAGCGCAACCGACGCAGTTGAAACCTTGCAGACGGCTGTTGATGCAGCGCTATTGTATGATGCCATGATGAAATTCATAGATGGGTTGCGAAAGTTTGGTTGAGTTGCCGTATTTGCATTCTGAACAACATGTACAAGATTGAATCTACCAGTCTTCGAATTGAGTACATAAAAAAACATATTTCCGGCACCCAAATACTGGAATTTGATTTGGAAGACGTTGAGTTTTGTGGGATCTATAGTCTGACCAGAGGCTGTTCCGGCACCATTCTGCTTGTCTTTGTTCCATGTGGTTTGTGGATACCATGTATCAACTGAATGGCTTCTGTACAAGACACCGAATGATGTTCCGTTGAATCCAAAGAACAATCCATCAACTGTCCTATCTCCAATTCCAACCAGTTGAGTGTTCCCAGCCGCACCAGCTGTAAACATTCCAGTAAATCGCGCCTTGACACCTTGCCCAGCGCGATATCTCAGATATCTCACGGATGTCAGAGTCGCTGAGCTGCTCAGAGTAGCCGCAGTAGTGACATTCGCCATTCCGTTGAACCAGCCAACCTGACCACCATTTGCTAGTGTATTACTTACGAGGTTGTTGTTGATACCATATATAAAGTCCACTTGGCATGTTGGTGTATCTTGTGAAACATCTACAGCTCCAAATGCAGTTCGCGGCTCAACCATAGTAACAACAAGTGAATTGTCTCCGTTTGTTGCTACTTGCTCATATATACCACCCCCAAGTGTCTTACCCCAAACGAATGACCGAGTATCCACACAATCCGTGTAATCAGTCATAATTTCGGTAAGTCGGTTCGTCTTCACTGCGATGCGAGCCTGTGGATGGAAAATAGTCTGAATGGTGAATGAAGTCTGGGCATTCGAGTCATTTATGTACACTACTCGAAAGTACTGGCACGATGTTGTTGTATCGAGTGTGAAGCCGTTTGAAGTTGTACTATCCACTGGCGAAACCACGTTTGATATAGCTATCCAGTTGGATGGGGAACTAGTATTGGAAAATTGAACCATGATGTTACCTGTCGCGGTCGGTGGCTGAATATAGTAACTCACGCTGATTGATGCGTATTGGCTCACCTCCTCTGGTGTACCTGTAAATGTAGCACCACCCGCGAGAGGTGCAATTGTAGAGTTGGCTGGGGACACGAGCGAATTCAGAGCTGGTATGTATGTCATCTCTAATACATCTATATACTAAATTATACTCCAAACAGTCCCGGTCCACAGGATTTGGAGTGCCATATAGTTTCTATTCATTGTGATGGAGGCTGAGCCGTCACACAGATTTGGGCTCGTTGTTGAAATTGTAATTGCTGATGTACCCGCTGTTCCTGCTTCATCTTTTATGATGAAAGTCTTGCCTGCTGGGAGAGTTGACCCGAGTGGGAGTGTCACAGTTACACCTGCGCCATTCACCCCTATATATACATCTGTTGATAGAGCGCCATAGCTTGTAGATCTTCCAGTGACTATACCTCCAGTCACTGTGAGATTTGTGCAAATTATGTTACCTGTGACTGTGAGAGTAGTAAGACCTGTGATTCCGCTCAGAGTCGCCGTCCGACCAAATATGTTGGACGTCTGGACAGAGTTGGAGGTGATGCTGTCGAATGTGCTTATGCCAGGGATGGCGACATTCGAAGCCAGGGTTACTCTTCCGTACTGGTCGATCGTGACTTGGGCAACTGTCCCCGCATCACCGTACATACCCGGTGTCACACCACTCACTGGTAAACGCGCAGACAACAGAGTACCAGATGAAAGATTAGAGGCGTTGAGATTTGATAGACCAGCTCCATCACCACTAAACACAATCTGCCCTGTCGATACTACAATAGTAGACCCTTTGCAGCAGCCTCCGTTCGAAATGCTGTCAAACATCTTCTATATTACAAGTAGAAGATGTTTTACGTTCATGCAGATTCAACGAATCGTGACACGGTACAATATCCACACGGGAATTCTTATACGCTTCATCTTACAACTCCAGTACAGCAAATTACAGGTGTCGAACTTATAGCAGCCAAAGTCCCCAACTCAATTTACAACCTAACAAATGGGTCGAATATTCTGACCATAGACTCGAGTGTTAATATTTCGATACCGAATGGCTTTTACTCTGCTTGTGGACTTGCCTCGGCTCTGAGTCTAGCTTCCAACTTATCAGTCAACTTTTCACAGGATGAAGGCAAGCTGATATTTTCAAATGTTCTACCATTCACCATCCAGGCTCAGACGGATGAAATCTTGCGAATGACTGGACTCGCTCAGGGTGTACAAAGTTCGATTGTGGCATCAACCGATCCAGCTTACTTGTCTTATGGTTCACGGAGTATCATCAGATCTGTAAATGTGATGGATCTATCGACGAATGAGTTTGTATTTCTGGATATTGACGAGTTGAGGTCCGTCAGGATGATTGATTCCAAGTCTCTTGTGAGTGAGACGTATGCAGGAACAACCATTCGATCCACCTTTGGTATGATTCCTATGGATGTACCGTCTGGTGGGGTGAAAAACTTCAAGGAGCAGACAGACTACAAACTGTCCATCAAGTTTGATACACCCATCTCCAAGATTTCACGGCTCACGATTCGCTGGATTGACAAGGATGGTCAGCTCATTAACTTTCAGGGGTTTGAGAATAACGCATTTCTACTCAAATTCGAGGTGAACGAGCCCAAAGAGCCTCCACCAGAGCCAGAGCCCAATTTGACGGAGCTCGAGGTGAAGCGACTCGTCGAGTCTATGCTCCCCCCACCCATGCCCGCACCCAAGAGGAAGATTCCTCGCATCTTCCTATATCTCGTTATTATGGCTCTTTTGGGAATGGGTATCAAGGTGGTATTCTTCAAGAATAATGTAACAGTACAGTAGGCATGCCATATTCGGCGACATACAGCATAGGATATGGGATCGGTGTCACAGAATTGGTGGTAAAGTCGAATGTGTACTCATCGCAAGCTGCGCCCCTGACCAACTTTCTGGGAGGATCACTTTTGAAATCAACCCCAATCACGGTAACAAACTTTACATCGACTGGTAATTCGATCATCACCACAGGCAATATGACCATGACGGCACCCCCCAGTCAGACTGACTTTTATGGGGGGTTTACTGGTAACGTAATCAACTGTTCAGAAATCATAGGAGGTAACGTAATTGGCCAGGTTTTGTCTTTGAACAGCATCAATGTGGGCACAAACGTCATCACCACCGGTAACGTCATAGCTCTTGTTTCTATAGCCAATCGATCAAATGCATACACCAACCTCATCTCAGCCGCAAACATCTATACGGGGACATACATAGGAACGGTGACTGGCCAGTCAGTCTCAACCCTTGCATCCCTGACGGCTCTGTCCACTCTGACAGTGGGTGGGAATCTCATAGGTAATGTACTCACAACCGGTACAGTGACTGTTACTGGTCAAGTCACTGGAAATATACTTGCAGGCTCAAACACTATAACAGCCATTGCGCAAAGTGCAACCTTCAACCAGTCGGTGGGTGATATCAGAGTCTTGGGATCGAACGTAGCACCCTTCCGGACTGCTGTGGTGAATGCTGGTACACTGATTGGGAGTATGACTGGATTTTCAAACAACATCACCACTTCGGGTGACATAACAACTGGGCTAGGCTACATAGGAGCCTTCAGGGGTGATATTCTAGGGAGCGGCCAATTCATCACCAATGAGTATGTGGGCAAGGTGACTTCTTCAGTCCCTATTACTGCATCCACTGTGACTGGATCAGTGTCCGCCAACTCACTGACAGCCTACACAAACAATCTGTCTGGTGCTCAAATATCATCAAACACAGCGCTCATAGGAGAGATTAGATCGTATGCAAACTCAATCATTACTGGTGTAGTCACAGCCAGCCAGGTTTTTGTCGCAACCATGTCATTCACTGATCAGATTACAACATCTGGTAATGTCACCGCCACAACCCTCGTAGGATCCTTCACTGGATTGAACGTCATAACATCTGGAACCCTTACAAGTTCGGGTGGCAACCTTTTGGGGAGACTGATAGGTTCGAATGTTGTTACCCTGTCTGACTCGGTTGTATCAAACACAGTTACTGGTACTATAGTCACGTATGCGAATGTCATACCAGCCACAATAGTCACCTCTCCGAACATAACCGCGGACTCTATGGATACCTTTACAAACACCGTCACGGTTACACGAGTCTCTGGGAGCTTTGTCGGACCCGTCTCCACATCTGGAATTGATATATTCTCATCAGGTTCTGTAATTGCAAAAAACTTTATAGGGCTGGTCGATGCTGGGTCGAACAGTATCATCACAACTGGAATTGTTCTCACGCAAGAGGGAATTCAGGGTAGTATTAACACGTTTGCCAATAACATCTCTACACAGGGTCTCATTACTGGTACATTTTTTGGTAACTACAATGGGATTGGGCCAATCACGAGCAATGCAGCCATGACAGTCTCTGGGACTTCAAATCTCTTCACTTTGTCATCGACTGGAACCATCTTTGTTCAGGGTACCATTTCCGGTAACTACACAGGGGCGGTCCAGACATTCGGAAACAGCATCGTTTCAACCGGAGGTTTGAGTGGAAATCTCATATTCACCCGAGTCACCGCATTTCAAAACTCGATCATCAATGATGCGGGCATCTCGTACGGGAAGAATATGCTCAAGTCAAACTATGGGAATGTAGCAAGCTATGGAAACATAGCTCCTATTCAAACCTCTATTGCACACTACTATTCGAATGTAGTTTCCCGTCAACCCTGGTGGTCCACAAGCAGTTCACCTACAGTCTCATATGTGTACACCCAGGATCAGACTGGATACTCGTCATCTGTTCTCATGCCTGATGGCAGAGTTGTTCTGGTGCCAGGTGCATCAAAAAATATAGGTATTTTCGATACAAAGACAAGCATATTCTCGAATCTGATTCCAACAGGTCTGACGCCATCTGCAGCGGGGTGGGGGTGGAACTCTGGGGTTCTCCTCCCCAATAGCAATATTGCATTCATACCAGGAAGTAACAATCACATAGGCATATATAATCCTTATTTAAACACAATTAGTCTTGGTCCCTTGATTGTAACTAATGACGCGTTCCGTGGTGGTATCCTCCTACCAAACGGTAACGTTCTATGTATCCCATATAACACGTTCAGCTTTACAGAGTTTGACCCCAACAATCCCTCCAGAGTTTTGAGGAATTCAGCGATTGGTGGTCCAGGAAACTCCCCATATCAGTTTTCTGGTACTCTATTACCCAACGGAAATGTCATATGTGCACCCCACAGTGGTAATTTTGTACTGTATGACTATCGTCAAGCCTTACCAGCCATTTCTACAAATTTGAATACCGTCTTTCTTCAAAAGCATTCGGGATCTGTTCTCCTCCCGACTGGCAATGTTCTGTGTGTTCCTACAGCAAGCGGATATAGACTGGGTCAGGTGTCACCAGCAGGAGTTTACTCGAATACAGTGAGCAGTGTATCTGGTAATGGATCATACCAGAATGCATGCCTTCTCGGACATGGCAAGGTTTTGTTCGGTCCAGGAACTGGGACGAACATCGGAGTGTATGATATCTACGCGGACACTCTCACAAACATAGTAATAGAGTCCGGGTATGGTGGTATTACTGCACTCCCCGATGGCAGAGCAATTCTTGCACCCAATACATCTTTGTTTGGGGTGGCATTGGTAAGCGGTGTGACTCAGCTGAACGAGCACCTGAGCACGAGCTCATACTTTAATAAGTTCTAATAACAGGATGCCATATTCGGCACAATATTCACAAGAATGGGGTAATACATTGTACACATCAGGAGTTGGATACTTTCCAGAAGTGTACAGTGGGTCGGTGTATCCCATTTTGGTTCCAGGAGTAATGAGAGTATCGGATGACGTATTCACAAATGAGCTTGGTAGGGAAGGTGTATATCTGACTTCAGGTAGGATTGATGCTGGTGGAAACAACATCGCAGTACAGTCAGTCACGTCCATGCTCAACTCTTGCGTATACTCGAGTAATATCACTGGCGCGACTCTCAACCTTGATTCTGCATTCACAACTGCCAATCTGACTGGTACATTCGTCATCAGTAACAACGTCAATACCGGCACCAATCTTCTCACATCAACCTCTGATATCCTCATCAGCCAGAATGTCAATACAAATAATCTCATCAGTAACGTTACCCTTTATGCGAATAACATGATTGTGGCTCGTAATTTCCTTGCAGGTACCATAACTACAAACGTTTTTGCCTATCAGAATCTCATACAGACAACCCAGATCACCTGCCAGACTATGATAGGTGATGGTAGAATAGGGTCTAATAATGCGGCATTCGCAGGGGCTGGTGTGTTTGGTTCAGCCTTTGGAGCATTCATATTCAACGATAGTATTCGCGGAAACAACTTGACAGCTGGTGAGGTGAGACCTTTTTTCGTCGAGGGCTATGCCAACACATTCACAGTTGGGTTATCGCGGGGACCAATGCAAGGACAATTTAACGCAGGCTCGAACAGCGTAACAACAACAAGCGGACTGACTGGTCAGTTGGCGGTGGCAAATGCTCGAGTTGGGTCGAATAATGTTGTATCGGGTGGTAAGATCTTCGCGAACAACTTTATTGGCGGGATCATAGGGTCTAACACGGTGACGTCTCAGGGTGGTGTATCAACCAGTGGCGAATCTGTTGGGGCTGTCACCGCCTTTGCCAACAACATAAATGCAAATGGTACTTTTGCCGCGACTCTGTTTATAGGAGCTCTGACAAATTCAGGACTCGATGTGAGTGCCACAAATGTTTTTGCGCAAACCATCAATGCAACACAATTCAGAGGTGGGTCTAATCTGCTCACCATGACCGTACTATCATCTTCAATGTCCGGTACTATGAACTGTGGCTCAAACAATGTGACTCTATCGACCGGGAACGTCACGAGCCAGAGTTTTTACGGAAACGTATCGGCTGTGAATATGGTTGTCAGCAACGTATCATCATCTAACATAGTGGGTCGGATTATAGGGTCAAACATCATATCGGTTGACAACTTCAAGGCGTCTAAACTCATCGGTCGAGCAGAATCTGCGTCAAATATAGTTACAACAGGAGCTATATCCGCTCCACAGTTTCAGGGTGCACTGCAACTCTTTAACAACACCATGTCTGCAACTTCAGGTAACATCTTCGTGGGGACCCGTATCTTTTCTGCAGATGTTCAGGGGTATACCAATAGTTTTAGCGTAAAAGCTGTAGTTGCCGGAACGTTAGAGGGTGCGATCCTCGTCTATACAAACACTATTTCATCCACGTCTCTGTTTGCAGGTGGAAATATCATTGGTCCAATGAACTGTTTCACAAATACAATTACTACGTCTAATCTGTTTGCTAATACATACACTGGTCAATTCGTAGCAGCCAATGTATTTTCCGAATCCATCTTTTCAGCACTTTCAATCGGTCCAATCAATAATACCACTGGTATTCTCTCGACACAGGCTAACATCGTAGCAACTGACATGTTTGGTGGTATACTTGCTTACAACAACGTCATCTTCACGCAAAATACCTTGACATACGCATTCGACCAAACTGATATGGGTATCTTCATGCTACCAGACACGAGCAACGCGTCAATCATAGGGAGATCTCTATCGCACTACATCTCGAATGTCAACTCTGCTGGTGGCTTTTGGTCCACTTCATCGGCAACTCCCAAGGTGAAATTTGAAGCCTCGTCAAATGGTTGGTCTGGTGGAGTAACTCTCCCTGATGAGCGTGTCTTATTCATACCAAAGGATACCGACCGCTTTGGCTGCTACAATCCAAAGCTTGGAATCTTCTCAGAGCTCACCCCTAAGATGAATGCAGTATCACTTGCTAATATCTCTGCACTGATAAAATACGATGCTGGTGTTACAGTAAACTATGGACTACTTGATACCGGCAATGTCATAGGCCCTCCTCTCCAGTCTCTTCAGTTCCTTGTCCCATTCAACGGAAGTCCAAATGACGTATTTGGTGGAGTTGTACCTACAGTTACGGGTTCTATTACATACAACTCAATTACACCCAAATTTGTTCAGAGTGCCATCTTTCCTAATACTGTGAATTCGGGCACCCCAGCAAGCGTCTTTGCAACATACTCACTCCTACCTTCAATCACAACACTCACATTCACTGGTTATACTGTCGCATGCTGGTTCAAAATCTCGCAAGCTCCCGGTGGAATCAATAATTCAATCCGTCAAACAATATTTAGATTTGGAGGAACTGGAGCATCAGGATTTCTGTATCTCTTTTACACACAGAACAATTCAACCTATGGCACAGGTTTTCTAGCTGGATACGCAGTCAGGGACATTGGGCCATATTACGAAGTTACTGGCAATCGCCCAGCCCTGACGATTGGTGCGTGGAATCATGTAGCGTTCGTAGTAAGCCCTAGTTCCGGATCAACAACAACTGGAACTCTGAGACTGTATTTCAATGGTGTACAGCTCGGATCGACTTCCACATATTCACTTCTCATGAATTCATTCGTTCCGACTGTTCAGATTGCGGGGCAAGCTTTCAACGGTGAAATTGATGATTTTAGAATCTACGCAAAAGAGTTTTCAGCTACTGAAGCTCTTACTCTCTACAATACAACAACTCCATATAACGGATCCACTGTCCCCCTCTATCAACCTGGAATAATTGATACATCAATCTATTTTTCAAGTCCAGAATACTCCATTAATGCCGGATTAGTGTTCTATACAACATTTGACGGCATCACAACTGATGTCATAGGATCAAAGACTGCTACAATCAGCGATCCTCTGAGCGTTATAACATATAACACCACTACAAGCGCAAAGTTTAACCAGAGTATAAGAATTTCCAATGATATAACGAAGGTTAATCCTTATGGTACCATCAATTATTCACTTTCATCCCTGGCCATCACATCGAGTGGAGGATTTACAATTTCATTCTGGGGGAAACTCTACGCCAAACATACTGTTTCTCTTTATGGGTCTCTTTTTGGCTGGAACACAACAAATGCAAGTCCGATGTACTTTGACATTGCAGAAGGGTTTGATGCTGGTAACGGTCTAGGACTCTTGGGGCAGAACGGCTCACCCACTCCAAGCTCAAACACCACTACTATCATAACAGGAGTCGATCCAATTCTCACCTACTGGTATCACTTCTGTCTCACTTGCAGCACATCCAAAGTCATGACTCTTTATATAAATGGCGTAGGAACCTCGGCTACTCTACTTAATGACTTTACTATCAACAACATGTGGCTAGGCAGATCTGGTTCGGGAAACACAAAACCTTTCGCGGGTGAGATTGATGATGTGCGAATATACAAAGCTCGTGTATTTACTCAATCAGAGGTGACAACTCTGTTCCAGACTAATATCAAAGGATATACAGCCCCATATTATAATTATATAACGCACCAAATTGCATCTGGTCAGCAGCTTAATATCGGCCCATCAGACAACGCGAGTATAGCATTTTGGTTCAAGGATGCTGATAATCTTCCACCCAATAATCGCCAAAAGTGCATATTTGCATTTTCAAATACAGCATCAATTTCGAACAAGCGTGCAATGATCATGTACTATGGCTCCACAGCAGCAGGTTCTCGATACTTGACAACAAGCTATTACATACCACCAGCAGCGACCAGCTCGAACATCATATCAAATGTTCTGACAACTTTTACTCGTGATCAGTGGTATCACATAGGACTGACTTTTACAGGAGGGACGTCAAAATTGTTCATCAACGGTAGTCTCCTAGATACCAGAACATCACTCTTGAACGATTCGTTCACTTTCAGATTTACGAATGCCAACAACAGTCTGTGTCTGAACTTCAATACCAACAACCCTGACGAAGGAGAGTCTGGTAATCAGGCGTACGATGAATTTAGAATCTACAAGCGAGCTCTGAGCGACACTGAGATGTTTGAACTATATCAGACTGGTAGCAATTTCATCACCGCCGGCACAGACAAGTGGGTTGGTGGTGTCCTTCTACCGAACGGCAATGTTGTGTGCATACCGAGTACAAATGCGTATGTGGGAATCTACGATCCCTACCGGAATATCATGTCTCTTGGTCAGAATACAACTGGATTCAGTGGCGGTGTCCTTCTTCCAAATGGTAACGTTATGTGCGTGCCTTCATCAAATACATTCATAGTTGAGATTGACCCCACAAAGCAATCTCCCACCGCGACACTGAACATATCTCATGGATCCTCTGGGGCTTCTCCATACTGCTTTGGCGGCTGTCTTCTCCCAAATGGCAAGGTTGTACTCGCGCCAGCAAGTGGAAACGCTATGATCTATGACTACCAGACTCGCGCAGTCAGTAACGTGACTGGATACACAACAGGCACTCTCAAGTACTCTGGGGCTTGCTTCTCACCGACGGGTGAGATTATACTCGCCCCAGGATCAAACGCTGTGGCGGTTGGTAAAATTAGCCAGAGCGGTTCATTCTCGGTGGCTGCATCCATAGGTTCTAATTTATCAACTGCGTGCCCACTCGGCAACGGTAAGATCCTGTTTGGCACAACACAGACAACTGGTGCAGTGTTCGATCCGTATACTGACACCCTGACACCCGTACCTCTCGGTGGATCTTATTCAGGTGCTGTGCCTCTCCAGGATGGTCGAGGACTCCTCGTGCCAAACGGATCAATACTTGGTACAGGTCTACTGATCGGTCAGACACCCATGACGGCTACAGCAGCTCTTAGCCCGTATTTAAACAAATTGTAATAGTAGAATGCCTTACTCTCAAGTTTACAAGGCGAGATACCTTGATGGGTCAGTAGGGTTTCTTACTGAGAAAGCAAATGTTCTCGTGCCAGGTTTTTCAAATGTTCTGATGAACTCTCCTACATACATAGGTGGTATTGACAATTTAGACATTCCCACCACAGACCTGAACTTTATCAGTATGAGATTTACAGCACCAACAACCTTCATAACATCTAATATCACTCTAACTTCAAACATTATAGCTGCAAATCTGTACGCTTACACCAATTCTATAACATGCTCTAATATCAACTTCATCAACTACATCGGTACCCTACAGCCCTACGCCAATACAATGTCGACAGGTAATCTGATTGTCGGTGGGACTTTGATAGCGAATGGTCTGAGAGGAAGTACTTTTCTAGTTTCAAATGCACAAACTCAGTCAAATGCCTTTGCATTTCAGATGGTTGGTGCAGTCAACACGTATGCAAACAATATACTCACGGTCAACGTCTCAACTGGCACCTATATCACATCTGGAATCACTGGATCTAACATAATAAGTGGAAATATAGTTGCTTCCACTCTGACATTAGGACCTCTATTAGGCTCGAACTCGGTTACAACAAGCGCTCAGATAAATTGCAATGTTCTATTTGCAAATGCAACGAGTAACATGATTACATCACTGGCACAGGGATTTGATGTAGGTTTATTCGTTGGTAACTTTACACCATATACCAATTCGATATCTGGAAACGTAATTACAGTAAGCAACATCGTGGGTGGACCTCTGGTGAGCTATACCAATTCAATCACATCAACTACTATCACGGGTGGTAACGTCCTAGGAATAGTAACCACCTTTACAAACACTATTACTAGTACAAGCACCCTTACCGCTGCAACATTCCTGGGTGGTTTCTCAACCACCAATACCATTGTAACCTCAGGGACTGTGACTGGTTCGACGAGTCTAAGGGGGACAGTTCTGGGTGCCAACACTCTGTCGACTGTGAGTACCCTGACAGGAACAACCCTATTTGGTGCCATCAGAGCCTTTGCGAACAACGTATCTGCGGGAACAACCACCACAGCAAGAGAGTTTAACGGATCTCTCGACACATTTACCAACAACATCTCGGTCACGAATGTTTGGGCCTCGAGTCTGACGGCTCTAAATCTTCTCGCAGACAAGTCATTCTCAGCCAATCTGATCACCAGCAATATAATTGGCCCTATTGTATCTTACGCGAATACTGTTCAGACGGGATCGACTGCCATTGCTCAGAATTTTGTAGGTGACATCAATCTGGGGAGCGGTCCACTTGTCTCACAATCGACCTGTATCGCTTCAAACCTGATAGGCGGAGTCACCGCCTACTCCAACAATATTAACATCAATCAAACCCTATATGCTGGGACACTCGTCGGTAACGTGTTCGGGTCGAACAACATGGAAACTACGGGCCTGTTCAGATCTGCCGGATTTTATGGAGGTGTGACAAGTACAGGCTATGTAAGAACAAATGCAGACATGTCTGGGGCTCAGCTCATCGGAGGGATTGCTGGATCAAATACTATAACAGTAAATGGGGATGTGTCGACATTTAGCGCCAACTTTATAGGTGCGGTATTTACCACAAATGTGTTTACGCAAACCCTGATTGTTGGATCACTATCAGGAAATATCAGATCGTTTCAGAATAACATCACCACCACCAGCTTCATAGTCGCCTCGAATGTGGTGGGTAAGGTATTATCATACGCAAACACAATCAGTACTCAGACGAATGTGAGCTACGGAACTGACCTGTCTCGATCCGGTGTATTTCTGAGACCAGATACGAGCAACTCTGTATACATCAACCAG